GGCAGTGAATTTTCTCTCAGCATCCATGTCAGCCACCTCCGGAAGATAATGCATAAGCAATCTCCCTTGTTGGAAGCGCTGACCATTGATCTGAACGCGAATTACCATCTTTGCACGGAAACCGTAGAAGCCGCGCATCTTCTCCTTATATGAGCTCTTTGCAATGCAAGAGCTCGGCATAGACATAGATACCAATTGAACACCAACTGGACTGGTCGTCTGATACGAACCATTCCAGCAGTTCACAGGCCGGCTCAGAAAACTTTTAATGTCATGTACGCGATCCTCCAGAGCAGAATCACGAAGACCAATCCCAATATTAACATAATTGGAAATGCTCTTGTGTTCCACGTCCTTATCCTCATGAAACACGACAGTCTCCTGGCGGATGACGGTTGCTTCAGCTTCGGGCTGAGCTTGCCCATTGTTAGAATTTTGATTTTCAGCAGGTCGGGGTATACAGTCACTCGCTAACCCAGACGAGGACCAACTGACGAGTGCACTGGGTAATGGGAGGACTGCTCCCGGGGGACCCTGTGCGGTAAACCTAAAAAGGTACACCCTATAGGTCCACAGCACTACGTCCGTCTTATACTCGTCAGATAATTTATCCGACGGACGCAAGATCACGCGAACCATCAATAGTAGTTCTCCAGGTGCGAACTGATCTGAATCAGTCCCTTTCTCTGGATCACCGGCGGCTGGTATTTTAATTTTCTGCGGGCCCCCTCCAGCACACGGGGGGCCCACAGGCGAAAATCCTCCACAGAGTGAAGACTAAACTCAAGAAGAGCCCTGTCAACGTTCTGCTTAGTAATTTCGTTACTGTCTGATCCTTTCTTAGTAAAATACAGCATGTCCCGAATCGAGGTAATCGATAAGGGTGCTACATATCTACCAATCAGAGGCTCGAACCTGAAGCCTCTTTTCAAGAAGGTAATATCTTCCAACTTCCTGGAAAGAACCATTGTTTCACTCTTCATTTCATCAGTATAAGTGAAGCCAAACTCCGCCATTGTCTTGGACAAAGTCTCATAATTATAAAAGGGAAGCGCATCATGCGAGACACTAACGACACTATCATCGCCATATGTCACAGCTGCAACCT